GGTGTATATTTTATCTTTGAATTTTTATTTTTTTGCTTACGTTTTGCATAGTCAATCCCATAAGGTGGGTCTACTATTGCTAAATCAAAATAGTTATCAGGGTATCTCGCCATTAAAAGCATATTATCTTCGTTTGTTATTGTTAGGCTCATTACTTAAAGATTAATATTAATACAACCATAACCGCTAATGCAGCGCAACAAGTCAATACATAACCGGCACGACTTAATATAATATCCATTTCTTCTTTTTCGCTTCTTAACATTCGATTTCGGTTTTAGTTAGTTTTAATTCTTGCTCAATTAGTTGGATAAAATCATCTTTATACCAACTCGGAACGCTTTTTCTTTGCGCCCATCTTTCGACATTCACAATTCTTGTGTCTAATTCATCAGAAATTACTTTACGTAATTGGTAATTTCCTCTTAAAATGTTAAAAATTTGCTCTTTTATCATAATTTATTTTATTTATTAAAAGATTATAGTTTAATTTTGTTATAACTTTTATAACGAGTACAAATATAACAAACTTTTTTCCAATTAACCAAACTTTATTCTAACTATTTTTTAAATGACTGATTTTAAAACAGATATAAACAACCAAATATTAAAAGATGCTGTTAAATCCTTGCATTTAAGGTTCCCTGTTGCGGAAATTGAACGAGCAACAAAGTATGGCAAAGGGGATATTAGCAACTTTTTAAACGATAAGAAGCCCGTTTCAGATGCTTTCCTGCAAACTTTTAGCGAATCGTTTAAAATCGATTTAAAACAGTTTGGATATACTAAAGGATTAGAAAGAATAGAAATAAAAAACCCCCAACAAAATGATGACAGTTTAAAGGATAAATTAATTGAGGTTTTAGAAAATCAACTCCGTAGATTAGAAAATGCTTTAGATCGAGCCAATGAAGAAATAGACCGAATAAAAAATAAATGAATACTTGCTTTAAATAATAAAAATAATGTTTTTGTGATTTTTAAAAATAATATAGGGATTAACATATTTTTATATTTTAAATTATGAGTAATTTTTTTTAATTTATAAGTAATTATTTTTCAAAAATAGCAAAAAAATCCGTTTAACGGTATGACAATTATCATATGAAAAAAAATAAAAACCATTTATCCTATTTTTGTGCATTTCATCGGGTTTTTAACTCATTATGACGAATTAAAAAAAATAAAAAATAAAACTATTTCTAAATTTTACGGGAAACCTCATTTTAACAAAATAAATAAATGACTACGATAGAACGATTAGACGAAAGAATGTTTGAGTTATTCGAGGAACTTAAACTAAGAGGGGTAATTAAATATAAAAGGGATTTCGCTAACGCTTGTGGATTGCCTGAGCAAAACTTTTATAACATATCCCAGAAAAGAAACCACTTCAACTTGATACACGTTGCAAAGATTTGCGAGTTCTACTCTATCAATGCAAATTGGATATTAGAAACTGAAAGTAATCTATTCATTCAAAAAAAAAGTAGTACACAAACAGTACACAAAAACACGTTAAAAGAGGCTATTTAAAAAATGCCACCCCCCGAAAACACTGGGATTAATTTTCAAAAAAAGGCTATCCCCGTTTCCCTCTTTCTCCGCTTGAATTGGGAAACGCTAATAAACAAAGGCTTTCCCAATTTTTTTTTACCTTTCAATACACAAATAGTACACAAAATGAAAGTTAAATACACACTCCCTAAAATATCTAAAACTACTTCTTTATGGTACGTTCATTTTCGATATGAGGGTAAACAGTTTAGATATAAACTCCACTACAATAAGATTGAGGACTTAAAAGAAAGACAAAATTACTTCGAGGATTTTTGTAGAGAAATATTGACCGATTTAAAAACTGGTTGGAATCCAAATATAAAAGGAATATCTACACCTAAATCAGAATTGACTTTAATAGAAGCGTTGAAATTTGCACTTGAAAAAAAGAAACCTAATATATCGCCTAAAACCTATTCCGGGTATAACGGTTCATTAAACTTTTTAGAAACTGCTATTAATAAAATAGGGTTAACCAATCTTTGCATAGTAGACTGTAAAAGAATCCACGTTAAACTCATAATGGAAAAGGCAAAGGAGTTAAACACTTGGAGCAACAAAGCGCACAATAAACATTTAAACCATTTTAAGGCTATTTTAAGCGAGTTATTACAGTTTGATATAATAGAAGTTAGTCCAGCTTATAACGTTAAAAATTTAAAGGTTTCCGCTCCCGATGCAAACCACCCGGCAAGTAAAACCGATATGCAAAGAATCAGGACAGAACTTGAAACCAATCATTATAATTTTTACATATTTTGTATAACGATATTCTTTACAGGAATAAGACCAGAAGAAATATTAAAGATAAAATTATCGATGGTAAACTTAAAAGATAGTGAGATAATCTTGCCCCCCGAAATAACAAAAACCAATAAAAAAAGGATTGTACCTATATCGCATTTTTTACTACCGTATTACGAGAGTATGCAATTCGGAAACTTACCGAAAAGTTATTATTTATTTGGCAGCTTTAGAGAACCAGGCAAAGGGAATCTTGGAAAGTTTGAAGATTTCATTCCTGGACCTACTCACATCAATAGAGATACAGCCACGAGACGATGGGAAGCGATAGTCAAGAAGAAACTAAAAATACCTATGTCAATGTACGCAATGAAAAAAGCGGGTGCAAATGCGTTAATTTTAGCAGGTGTTTCTATCAATGCAATTAAAGATCTATTCGGGCATACAAGCGAAGTAACCACGCAAATTTATATCACGAATTTAAAAGAAGTAAACCGAAAAGAGATTTTAGAAAAGGGAACGGATTTTTAAATAAACCGATAGGGTATAAAATAGAATTAATTATGTAGATTGTACCTTTTTGGGTATAAAAAAACCCTCAAATTAATGAGGGTTTAATCAGGGTAACCACTCCCGAACTAAAAAACCAATTATGAAAAACTATCTATATCTACATCGCTTGTTATTTCTTCTAATTCTTTGAAGATTAAATCTGCTGTATCCCAATCTATACTATCGTTATGCTTAAATTTACGCTTTAGATTGTGTTTAATATCAAATAGAGCGCAATACATAGCATCAACTTGACCGTGTAGATGAAACTTTTGCAAATCATCTATATCGTTTAAGTTAAATGTTATCTTAGCCTTTGCCATTTACTATATCTGTTAATTGATTGAACACCCTTTCTGCATTTTCGCCCCAATACATATCACATTTACCCTCTTTTAAAGGACACTCACAAAACCAAGACTGACGAAAGTCGCTTACTGGTGCTGTGTATCTGTAACACTTTTCTTTATGAGGACAATCCGTACCTACACATTTTGTTATATCTGCCATAATGTTTGTTTTTTGAGTTAAGCAACTTAATTTATGTACCCCGTTTAATTGACCGCAATATTTACATTTCATTTTTTAAGTCTATACCTTTAAAATTTATTTTTATTTTAAACCTATAACCTTAAAAAATGTTTGTTATTATATGCTTTTACTCGTTATTTGTACAAAATACTGTACATTATATGCTTTTACGTATATTAAAAAATATGTGTAATCCTTGCTATTTGTCCGTTGTCCTTGCTATGTAAAAATGCTTCTACTGCTTTCGGTGCGTGTTGGTAACCGTTACGATGATGCCAACTATCTGTACCGCTCGGACTTCTTAAACTTTCAACCGTAATACCTGCATAATCTTTACTAGTTTTATGATGAACGTGATGAGTATAGATATATCTATGTGTAGTTTCTGCCCAGTACTTACTAAATTCAACCGCCATTAATAAAGGTAAATCTTGTTGTTTTGCCCCGTCTCCGTGTGTTGTTCCTATTAAATTGTTATGATATTTATATCCTTTTCTATGTGCTATACTACAATCGAAAGTTATATTAGTACAGTTTTTAAAATACGTTTCAATTACCTGAGATAAAAAGAAACCGTTTGTGTAATCGTGGTTGCTTGGATTGAAAGTAAAATGAACATCGGCAACCGTTAAAAGCATTTCTAATACATCAACATAAAGTTGTTTTGCGATTAAAAAATTAGAGTGCCACATTCCGTCAGTATCTTGTGGTGTTCCGCTTGTTGTTGTTCTGCTTGGATTGTCGATGTGTAAAATATCGTTTCCCCCGATGAATAATATCTTATCAATATGGAATGAACTAACTTTACTTAATATCCCTCTTACACCCTCTAATACTCTTTGTACTGCTATTTGATTGTTGTACGTTTCGCCACTTTCAAACGAACTGCATAATTTACCAATGTGAATGTCAGCAGGATCTAAAACAAGCAAATAAGAATCTTTATTTTCTACTCTTTTTAACTCAATAAATTTAGGAGCATAATCTTGTAAATCTGCTATTAAAGTTTCCGTTAAATCTGAAAATTGTTTTTCTTCTGGTTTGATGAATAACGGATTTGTAACTCTTATACTTTCGTTTTTAGATTTAAGCCATAACATCGGGGTTGTTGAAGCATCTACACCTAAATTACTACAAGCGTTTGCTACTCCTTGATTATTTCGTACATCACGAACATATTTTCTAAGGCTGTCTAATTCGTAAACATCGCCTTTAGGGAAAATCTTTCTTGCTACTGACGAATTATTTGAATCTATTAATAAGGATAAAATTTCATTTGTGTAATCACTCCATTTATTTAATTTCATATCAATAGGTTTGGTTATATTTCCCAATTATTGGGATATAGGGTTGGTTTTGTGTTTGTGGGTAATCTTTTAAAATGCCTTTACTCTCTTTGTCTTTTAATAACATCGTAAGTAATACGGTGTAGTTTGCTAAGTCTAAGAGACTATCGTTAATACTTTCGTTGTTTGGTGTTTTATCGTTGTTTAAAAGCACTCCTAAACGTGCGACCTTTGTAGCGATTAACGAAAGACAGTTTAACTCTGGGGTTAATCCTGATATATTACCAGCTAATTTAAAGTTTGAAAGTCTGTCTTTATTTGCGTAGTCGTTCCCTTTAGCAAACATTATAGATTTCATTTGCTCGGTTATTTCTGCGAAGTGTTTTTGTTGGGTTTCTAAATTCATAACCCAATAATTTTATATTTATACTTCCAAATTAAATAACCAATAGCAGGAATTAACAACCACAACAAAGGCAGGAAAGGATTAGATTTTCTTTCTACTGCAATTACTTTATTATCTTTTTTAGTTGTAGTAACTGCCTTAACCGTTTTTACGCTGTTATCCTTAACGATTTCTTTGTTTTCGATTACTGTGTTGACTTTCTTTTTACGAAGCGTTACAATAGCGTTTTTATACTCTTTTCCGTTTACGATTATAGCTTTTGCAGTATCGATAGGTTTAACCTCTATTTCGTCTGCATCTTCATTGATAACTGTTTTAGTTTGGTTATCGATAACTAAATCTTTCTTTTCGGTTTCTGTTTTTTCAGTAGTCGTGTTTTCCTTGACAACTGATTTTTGAACTTTGCGACTGCCACAACTTGCAAAAATTACAAGTATTGATAATAAGATTATTTTTTTCATAGATTGTTATTTTCGTCTGTGGCGTTTATTAATAAAAGCATTATAAGTCCTAATAAAAAAAGTGATTGTATCATAGTCTAATCATTACGGGTTACTATACAGTTAATTTTTTCAGTTAAAATATCTTTAATGATAACACAATCTTCGTAAAACTCGGCATCTTCAAAGTTTAATAATAAGTGTCTTATTTCTAAAATAGAAAGGGTAAATAAGTGTTTTTTAAATGCGTCAATCGTAGTGAATTGTTGACGAATATTGTAAGGATTCTCTTTTGCTAAAAAATAGGTTCTCATTTTAAGCGTTTTAGTTTGTCAAACTTACAAATAAAAACTAATATAATAACGTAATAAATGATTTATTTTATAATTATTTTAAACATAAGATGTTAATACCTTAATTTCATTAGCTGCAACCGCCCCCGTGTCACTATCTGCTGCACCTGTTGTTATTGCTATTGCTATACCTGTAGAAAATCGATGTCCTAAAACTCCCATATTAGCCTGAACTGTTCCATTTGTAGGCACTGCAATAGTTATGACAGGAACATCCGTTCCTAATGTTGGAGCAGAAGCTTTATTATAAAATTTTACATATCGAGTTGCTGCATTGGTATTACTTGCAACAATATTATAAACTGTTCCTGCCGCATTTTTTATAAAAGCCGCATTAGTAGAAGCAGCACTATTTATATTTGATGCTGTAGGTGTTGCAGGTGTGTTTGTTGTTGTTCCTGCGCTTGTTAAAGAACCAGAAACGGCTGTAGTAGGTGCGCTTAAAACCCTTACAGGCATTGAATTATTTAACGTTTGTTGTCTTGTTGAAGTAACCGAAATTTGAGTAGGGATATAATCTTCTACTCTAACCATTCCAACTGTCAACGTTGTGGTTGTTGCAGGTGCTGTAGTACCGTTTTTTGCTCTAATTTGAACGTATAAATCAATGTCGGGTTGTGGTATGTTTGCATCCCAAGAAGTTCTATCTGCTAAAGCGTTCCCTGCTGCTAAAGTTTTATCGGACAAAGAAGATACTCCATTTTCAGAATTTATTGAGGCTAAATGTCCTGATGCTGATGTATTTATTGTGGCTGTAACGGCTGTATTTTGCCAACCTTTTCTTCGTGTGTTGAATGTAGCATTTGTAGCTGTAGTACCTGTATAAAGCAACTCTATTTTATTATATCCTGTTAGCGATAATGTGCCTGAACCACTTGCAGGATAACCTGCCACAGTAAATCGTATAGTGTTTGCGTTTGGTATTGAAGCAATAACTCCTTCCATTGGAACACCTACACTTGACAAAGCACATAAATCTATTCTTTGCCCTACATTTTGAGCAGTAAATCCGTGTGCTACTTTTGTAACATCTACTGTCGTTGTATTTACAATATTATAAGCTAATAAATCCCCTATAATATCAACTAATTCAACAAAGAAGTTGTTATTTACAATCCTTTGAGATAGTGTTATAATTGATTTTAAGGTTAATGCACCGTTTACGCTTGATATACTTCTAATAACAGATTCCGAATTTGTTGTAGTTCCTGTTGCGATTAGCAAGTTTCCTGCTGATTGTGAGATTGTCATCCCTGTACCCGTAGCTTTTAAATCAAAATCAGTAGTTAACAACCCAGAGCCAACATTAGCAAAAGAACAATCTATGTATTTTTGTGGTGCTGTTCTAACAGGAATTGCAAGTGTATCACTCAAAGGCATATCTGCGTTTGGCGTTGGTAGTTTGCTTATTATTGAATCTTGTTTAGCTTCTGTTGCTAAATTTCCAAAAGCGTTTTGTAGTGCCATATTATATTGTGTTAATCCAAGTTGTTGTTAAATTTCCTAAAGCATCGATTTGATGCCATACATAATTTTGAGATAATGCAGGATCGGTTTGCTGAATAAATACGTTTGTATTTCCATCATTTCCTGTATCGCCTTTTATCCCCTGTATGCCCTGTATTCCTTGCGCTCCTGTTGCTCCCGTTTCTCCTTGTATTCCTTGACTGCCATTTGTACCATTATCGCCTGTATCTCCTTTTATTCCTTGAATACCTTGTGCGCCCGTGTTTCCCGTATCGCCTTTAATACCTTGTATTCCTTGTATTCCTTGTTCTCCATCTGTTCCATTCGTTCCATTCGTTCCATTCGTTCCTGCTGCTCCTTGAATTCCTTGAATTCCTTGCGAACCCGTATCGCCTTTTTGTCCTTGTATTCCAAACTCCGCTATTGCAATCGTTACGGGTATTGTATTTTCGGTAATAGATACAGTAATATTTTCGGTAATTTCATCAACCGTTATATTTACATTTTCAACTATTTCGTTAATGGTTATCATACTGTTTTGTCTTGTTCTATTAAAATTGAACCCTCAAAATAAGTCATTACATCTCCGTTGCTATCTGTTATCTGAAAATCATAAACATAAGTAGCAGGTTTAAAATCTAATATTCTTTTATTCATTGTGATTGTTCCCGTTGCTGCATTTGTTACTACAAATGTGCTGCCAACCGTTGACCATTCAAAAGATACATTTGAAGCACCTGCCAATCTAAACTGCATTTTAATAGTTGCGCCCGTAATATTGAATCCTAAAACTATTTGACGTGCTTTGAAAGTATCGCCTTTTCTATGGTTTGGAAAATTGTATGTTGTCATAAATAATAATTTATTTGTTCCTGATTTCTTCTTATTGTTAATCCGTTTACAATCTTGCCCCCTGCTTTATTCCATTTTAAAAACTCGGTTTTAATGCTCGGATCGTTTGGGTTACTATTGACTTTCTTTAATAAAGTACTACTTATAAATGCTCCCGTTCCTACATTGTAAGCGAAAGAAACCAAACTGTTAAATTGATTTTGTGTAACGGTTTTTTTTAATTGTCGATTGACTGCTAAAGCGAAACGGTCTGCAATCTCTTTAAACATTTCAAAGGCTTGTACTTGTGTAATTGCTTCGTCTAATAAAGTTACGTGTTTCCCGTTGCTGTAATAGGTGTTACCGTACCCGATAGTAGGTATTCTTGCACTACACAAATAAGGTTTAAGTTTCAAACCCTCAAACCCTGTTATTAATTTATAACCGTTTTCGTCTAATTTCATCCAAAAAGTAGTTTTAAAATTATACCTACAAATCCAACAAACACAACACCAACGCCATATTTCAACTGCTCGAAAACTATTTCTTTTTTACCGTTGGCAAGTTTAATCGCTTCAATTTCTAATTTTATTAATTTGATTTCTGATTGAATTATGGCAACCTCTGGAACGATTCCCTTTTTACCGTTTGCATCTGTACCTATCAAAGCCGCTAAAACATCGTTTACATCGCTTTTAATGAACTTTAAATGATTTTCTACACGGTCTATTCTTTCGGATTCTAACTTGGTCATTATTCAGTCGGTTTTTTATCTCCTACAAAATATCCAAAAGCCGCTGTTAGTGCTGCAAAAATTAAACTTTTCCAATCTCTAGCAAAGTCAAAGTTTCCGTTTGTAATTATCGGCTGCGCTAAAAACCAAAACGCTCCTAAAAATCCTAATACTGTTGTTTTTAAATCTGTCATTTTATTTCTGTTTAAAAATTGTTTTTAAAAAATTAATTATACTTTGTAAAAAAGAAACTTTCTTTTTTGGTGTTGTTTTTATTTCTGTTGGCACTTCCCATTTTGGCACTCCTAAACTCACTTCTTCTACTATCGTATCAACACTTTGCATTATTGGGAATGTTTCCCCTATTGTGTAGGTTTCGTTTCCTGCTGCTACTATTGAACTTTGCCCCAATGCTATATTTACAAATAGTATAAAAACTATTAGGTGTTGACGGATAAGGATTGTTGATGACATAGGTTATTTAAATTTTAAAACATTAGTTCTTACTGCTTTTAAAACTTTAGGAGTTGCCCCTAAATCAAATTTACCTGCTTCGGTTGTTGATATACCCAATTCGTGACCAACTTCTAATGTATATGCCGTTGTTTCTTTTGTAGAGAATCGTTGACCAGAAAGCTCTGAATTGATTTCGCCTGCTGTAATAATTCTACATTCAGCACCTACAATTACATCATCAAGACAAATTCCATCTATTTTATAATCTGAATTTACTGCTTTTCTAAATGATTTTCTTTCAGTAAAAACAACTCCCATCCCTGATAAAACTTCTGTTGCATCTGCATTTATCATTTGATAAACATTGTTGAATTGTGGGTAATAATCTTGACCCACTACATATTCATCTACATCTGCAACCGCACCAATAACGGCTGTTATTTCAGCGATTATTGTAGCGTTAGAATAATTTGGAGCAACTGTGTTTGCTGTTCCGTTGTAATTTTTATCAAAAACAATGTTATAAGACGTTCCATCAACAATAACAGTCAGAGTTTTATTTACAGCCGAACAATTCCCAAGTCTTTTTCCTAAAGCTCCAATGTATTTATCGCTTGAAATCCCAACTAAGTATTGTCCAATATCCAATAAACCAATAGCATATCCTTTTAATGCTTGACCGCCGACTGCTCTTTGATAACCATAAATTTGTTTACGATTATATCTATTTACAATTTCAGTAGATTCGTTCGAATTTCCAATTATCAAATTAAAAGCCGTTGAATTTTGGTCGAATGTAACCGTTGAACTCGCTCCGGTAGATTTAGATTTAATTCTCAAACCTTTTCCTGTCATTCCGGAATTATCAAAAGCAATTGGATTGTCATTTATCACCACTTCAATTTCTGCGTGGTCGGCTCTTTGATTAATTAATTCTTCGGGAATCCAAGGGGAATTATCGTAGTTGATTGAACCAAAATCAAAAACACAATCTTGTAAAATGAATTTATCTCTAACCCCAGAACCTAACGACTGAACTCTTAAAACTTTTTCGTTATGGTTTATTTTTGTTCTGATATATTTTAAAACAGAAGGCTTTGTAAAACTTTCGTTCGTGTGAACGTATCCAGCGTAAACTTTTCCTTTGATTTCGCAATCTTCCAATGTGATTTCCTGTCCGTCCGACATTCCCAAACCAAAAGGTGTTGTGGCTGCCCAAACAGTAAGTGCATCACCAGTGTTTCCTTTGTGCCAAATTTTGCAGCTTTTAAAGTTTTGAATATAATCTTTACAGCCAAAACGACCTCCATCAATATGCAGTGGATAACGTAAATTTTCGCCTGTAATAGTTAAATTTTCAATTCGTGAATTGTTAATGTCGTGCCTCACTGTTTGATACAATTGATAGGCAAATCCAGTCGTTAAATTGTTTGGTAAAAATCCAATGATTTGAGAATCGTCTTTATTAATTCCAACCAAATGAATGTAAGGTTTCAATAAAACAAACGAAAGTTGACCGCCTGCTGATTTATCAAAATGGCTTGATTGTGTAGCTTCAAAAATCCCAATTACTTTGATAATATATTGCTTTGCTCCCGATGCATCGGTAATAGCATCGATACAATCTTGAACGGCTCGTCTGCCTGTATAATCACAATCTACACCTACGGTTCCAAATCTTCTTACGGTTTTAGTGACATAAGTATTTCCGTCAATAATAGACACTCTTTGATTTAGTAAATCAATTTCATTCAAAACGCTGTTACTGCTTTGAATCGAATAACTTTCGGCTGTCACGTTTACAACGCTTGCAACTGCATTAGCATTTGAAAGTTGTAAATAAGCAGAATAACCATAAGAGTTATCTAAATCTGATTGTGTAACTATCCATTCAAAATTGTACGTACGTGTTAAATTAGCACCTGCAATTACATCAGTAAACGAAGTAAGTGTTGGCGAAATCCCTGCCGAAACAAAACCTCCATTTGCCCATCTTTGAAGTAAAAAAGATGTTGGAATACTTGATAATTGCAAGTAATTTGTAAACTTTACAACTACATTAAAATATAGTTTTTGATTTATAAATGCATTAGCATTCAATGATAAAACGGCTGGTAAAATGGTAAAATAAGAACCGCTTCCGTTACTTGCAATAGGAATGGAATAACCATCAGTTATTGCACTCGCTCCATTTGTGGCAGAGCCTAAAGCGTAATAATTAGGAATTGCATCGGTAGAAATTAAAATTTCATTACTTAAATCGTCAATTCTTTGATTTGTAACAACTGAATTACTTTCAGATATTTCAATTCTTCCTTTTGTATCAAATGCTTCTAATACTTCTAAATCACCAATAGTTACGGTTACAGTTTCAGAAACAGCCGTATAACTCCCTAAGAAAATCAAACATCTGTAATAATTAGAATTATCAATATCAGACTGCGTTAAAATTCTTTTATAGGTATAAGTGAATTTTTTAGTTATTCCAATAATTTCTTCTGTAACACTGGTTGGTGTAACGCCAATATTTGATACATAATCAGCAGGATAAATCCATTTTTGAACTTGTAAACCTATTGCATTGGTATAGACTGAAAATTTGCTTACTGTAACAGAAAATTTAAATATAATTTCCTGACCTACAAAATATTTTGAAACATCGATAGGTAATTTATTAAATGAAACATATGAGTTTTCGCCAGTTTGTCCTGTTGGAATTGTGAAAACTTTATCTAAATAAGTTGCTCCACTCGATGCGCCTCCACTATATTCAAAAGGAAATGATTGAAGTTTTAAATTTTCTATTTTTTCATTCAACAACCTGTCATTATTAGCGGAACCCGGCTTTTCCGTTTCACTAGAAGTAAAATCATCAATAACATCTGAAACATTGACTTTTGAAGTGACATCATAAGCAACTTGGCTAATACTAAAAACTCCTGATAGGTTTCTAAAGATTGTACCTCTGCTATTGGCACCTAAAACAACACCACCAAAATTAGTATAAGTTCCTGCCTCTATACATTCCCAATAGTTGATACCTGTTCCTGCTGGTGTATCGGTTGGAACTACTACCCCTAAATTGGGAGCATAACGAGTGTAAATTTCGCTAAAGTTTTCGTTTGCTTTTCTTTGTGATTCTCTTAAAGTATCGCCCGTTCCATCGCCTGCTACTGTACCTATATTTATTACTTGTTGTGGCATTTATTTTCTTTTTGTTTTGATAAGTACAATTCTATTTTTTTAATCAATTTTGCTACTTTTACGTGATCTACTTTATCCGTTTGGGAAGTCTCTTTCATAGTCGTTATATGATTTATTAGGTGTGTTATCGTTTCCTGATTGTCCGAAATACCAACCGCCATAACTTTGTCGTGATGCCGGTACGATGGTAGTGCTTAGATAGACTAAATACTCTGGCAAATTATTTCTAACTAACCATTTTTCAAGTCGTGCCTGATACATTTCTGCTTTGCTTCTTTGATTCTGTACTAAGAAATCAACTTCGTTTTTCTCTACGGGTGTTCCGTTTTGTGGTGTGTTCTTAAATATCCCCCCATTAGAAACCATATACGCACCTACTAAAAGGTATTCTACCGCACTTTGATGGATTAAAAAAGGTTTGATATACTTGTCGTACAAAATAGCATAAAGACCGCTTAAAGTGTTTGCTGTGTAGTCTGTTTTAATCTTTTCGTATAATGTTTCCCCTAAGATTTCTTCAAGTTTAGATACTTGAGCATCTGCGATACAAAATCTAAATTTATCTACATCAATATTCCCCCCTAAAGGAGTATTTTCGGTTATATCTATGTCGTTTAATAGTAGTGCTTCCATAATATATTAGCTTAACGCTCCGTGATTAGGTAAATCATAAGTCCATTTTGCAACCTCTGGAGGGTTTTGCTCGAAGTTTGCTTCTTTTCTAAGGCTTGGGTCAAGGTCATTTAGCATTTTTCGTGCTTGTGCGCTTGTTAATCTGTCGTTATTTTTCTTCAAAAAGATACTACGTTGCCAAAAGTGTTTGCAATTAACCCCTCCTTTGTATAAAAATAGGTTGTAAGTGTCTGCTCCTTGTGGTCCAAAACCTTTATTAACCGCTTTTCGACTTGCATTTTCTATATCTTCCTTTCTAAAAAGTAGATTTGCGCCCATCATTTTACGACAAAAGGCTCTTTCGGGTGTCATACTTCCCTTGTATTCGTATCTAATTTTGAATAGTTTAGTATCTTGTTCGCTTGTACGTTCTGCAAAAGCACTAGGAGCATAAGCAAGTTGTAAAGAGGACATATTTAATGCTGTTTCTGTTACTTTAGAATCTGCGTTGTACTCGCTTTCGTCTATTGCTTCCCATTCGTTAAGGTCTATTTGTTCTCCTAACTCTAACAAAGCATCGGCAAACATATCGTCTGTATGGTCGTGATTGCATTGAACGTGTGCGCTTAATTGTGTTGCTTCTTGTGCTACCTTTCTAAGTGGTATAAAATCTAAATCAATAACAAGACCTGCATCGGTAAAGATTTCCATTAAAGCGTCTAAGATTACCTCTTTCTTTGGAGTAATTACGTTAATCATCAATTCGTTAAATGCGCTTTCCATTTCGTTGGCATTGTTTCCCATTCCTGTATTGTCTTTAATACCAAAAAGTATTGGAGAAGTTACCCGGTGCGAGATCATAATCTTCTGTCCTGATTCGGCACTTAAAAATTCGTATTGTTTGTGTGCTTCGGAAACTTCTAACGCTTCGACTGTGATAGCGTTTTCTTTGTTCTCGTTAAAGTTTAAAACAAATTTCCCTGCTCCTTGTGAACCTGTTAATTTGTCTTTAATGTCTTTTTGGATTTCTCTTTTAACATCTTCGCTCTCTGGTGTACCGTTGTTCATATTTACGATGTGACCGAAAGACAAACCATTCTTAATATGATTGATACAGTAGTTGGCTATTTCTTCCTCTAACTCTGCATAAGGTAAACCTGCTAGATAAGTTGGATCTGTAAAATAAGTTTTCCCTACTTGATAATCGGATATAACATAAATAAACGAACCCTCACTTTTTTTCTTAAAGTCAAACGATTCTATAAATAAAGGCTCGTATTTTCGGGTGTTGTTAAAATCCTGACTAAACCAATAGCCTGTAATATCCCCGTTTTCATCCATTTTTTGAGGACAAACTTTATTTTTAGGTATGTGTTTCGCTTGTTTTAACTCGCCTTTTTTGTAGATTAATTCTATTGCAGCTTCGCCAAACAAAGCGTAGTCTTGACAAATTGACCGTAAATCATTCTTCCCTAAAATGGTTTTGATTGTGGCAAACTGTAAGGCTTTGCTATTTTGTTGCGTAGACATTAAACCCTTACCGTAAATAAACTGACTGTAAGAATCTATAATCGCTCTGTTAGTAGGGCTACCGTTGTAACGGTCTATAATGTATTGATAAAATGAATTTTTATCCCCATTTAATACCCACTCTTTAGACTGCACCTCTTTTACTTGTGGTCTAATATAATTTGATAATTGGATAACTTCTATACTCATACTATTATAATGCAAAAACTTTGTTTTGGCTCAAATAAAAAAGCCACTATACTTAAATAGTGGCTTGTTTAATAAAGTTATTGTTAAAATTACGGTGCTACGTTAGTTACTGAAACTAATACTTCTAAGGCTGTTTTTGCACTTGATGACAAAGATGGAGAAACCACTTTATCTAACGCTTCTAATGTAATAGAATACCCTTGTGTATCTGTAGATTTGTTTAGTACTGTTGCATCCATTCCAGAATCAATACCACAAACAATTACATTACCGTTGTAGTCTCTTACAAATGCGTAAACTCTACCATACAATAAAGCAGAAAGTTCTACATCGCTTGTTACTCCTAATTTTGGAAGCACTAAAGACAACGATTTTTTAAACTCTACCGTTCTGTTTTCAGCGTTGATAGTTCCTACATCTTCAAACTTATTTCCCGTTCCTTTTACTTGGTATCTAAACACCGCTGTAATTGAAGCAGGGATAGTTGTAACCTCTCCAGATGTAACCGTAAATACTGCATCGTTATAGACTGCGAAGTCTACGCTTTTAATTCCTATTCTTGAATCCTTACAGGGTAACGCCCTGCCTTTTGTTATATCACAAGCCATTTATTTTAGTTTAAAATAAGGGGAGAAACTAATCCCCCCTTGTTACTTGTTCTTATCCTGCGTACAATACGTTGAATTTTTGATTAACTACGTGAGCAGCGATTGTTACATTGTTTTTGATAAACATTTGTTCGCTGTTGTTAGCGATATAATCAACTTTCATTGTGTTTACATCAGAAAGTAAATCAGTACACCAAATCAAATTAGATTTCAAAGCTGCGATAACTACTTTCTCAGGTAGTGGTACAAACTCTACTTTCAATCCGTTGAAGTAAATGTTTTGCGCACTTGCATCAACATCAAAAGGTTTAGTATAATCAGTAGTAACATTGTTAGCTGCGATTATAAATTGTCTGTGTGATCTTGGAGCGAATAAAGTAGGTTGTTCTGAACCTGACAAAGCAGCGGCTGGAATAGCAGCGAAGATTTTGTCATACTCTGCTTTGATAGTAGAAGCTGAAATAGTAGTTCCTGCTACTTTGATACGAGTACCAACACCTGCTGTAGCAGAAGCGTTAGAAGCGTTGTAAACCATTTTAGTTAATATACCATCAATTTGAGAAGCTGCTAAAGCGGCTACTTGTGTTTTTTCGGCTGCTCCAACTTCTGTGTTTAAAGTTCCTGCTGTAAGTGCTGCAACCGCTGTTTTAGTAGCTGAAGTTGCGCCATTCCAAAATTCATTCTCTAAAGCTAAAGAGATTTGTTTAGCGTAAAGACCACCAATCAAAAGTCTTTCAAATTCAGTAGACATAATTTCCCAAGCACCTGGCTTGATGTCTTTTTTGAATCTTGAAAAACGTAAGTTAGCAGGGTCAAATGTTTGGTAAAACTGACCTTTAACCGGTGTTACTGCTACATCAAAAGCAGTAAGAGAACCTGCTGTAGTAGGTACTCCACTTGTGTAGGCTTGTAGGGTTGCAGATGCTGTAGCTTCTGTAAAAATTGTTTCGGCTTTAACATCTTCTTCAAATGTTACAAGTCCTTTTCCTATGGTAGCATTTTCGAATAAGATTTCTTCGATTATCGGTTCTGCTGCTACTCCTTTAATATCAATACTGTTATAAGTAATTGCCATTGTTTATTTTTTTTTAAATTATTTTGTTGCTCTGCGTTTTTGTAATTCTGTCATTTCTTCCCAAGCCATTTCTTTAGCTGGTTTGTTTTTTGTCAAACTGATTGGTGCTTGTGCTTCCAATTCTGTTTTAAATTCGTTTCTCAATTCTGAAATTTTAGTTTCTAATTGACTTGCGAACTCTAAGGTCATTGCGTTTAAATCTTCTTTAGAAAGTTGATAAAAAACTTCTTGAGTTGATTTCTCGCTTTTAACTACCGGTGAAGTTGTTGGTGCTGCTGCCATTGGTGCAGGTGCGTTTTCGTCTTTAACCTCTGCATCAGGCGAACCAATACTTGTTACTGCTGAACCAGCTACTGTGATAACCATACCATCTGCAAGAGTATATTCTCCATCAGGTACAGGTAATTCTCCATCTGTTCCTTTCATTGACATAATAGTACCCTCTGCGATTGTATCGCCCTCAAAGTTGAAAGTGATACTACCATCTTGATTGGCAATACTTCCAAGATTAACCTCTGTTTCTTTTTTCAAAGACAAAGAAGCAAACCCTTGTTTAATAGCATCTACGATTTCGTTTACATTCATTTCTTGTTTGTTTAAATTAATTTGCTCTAAGTCGAAAAATCCATCTATTGAAAATCCCGTTACTTTTCCTGTTTTGATATAGTCATTCCATACTTGCTCGTTATCCACTTTCATAGAAGCAAACCACGTTCCTATTGGCTCATCGAATCCGTGTAGTACGGACTTGTCGTTTACCATATCTTCCTTAATCCAACTTTCAACAAATGTTACATCGGATAACTTCATATCTTCGTTATGCTCTAATGTCGAACTGCTTTGATAGTTTTGTTTTAAGAAATTTTGAGAAGCAAGTAATATTGTTTCGGCAGGAAATACGATGTTGAACTCCTTACCGTTTTGATTTCTGTATATTGGTTTTTCTGGAATAAGCACCGCCCCGAGTAGTATTCTTTTTTCGGTGTCGATTGCTTTTAATTGTAGTTTAGTATCTTCTTTGAGTGCAATAAACATAGAATCCATTGCAGGATTTTCGACAAGTGATATGCCATATACTCCTGTAGTCTCGCCCTCTTTGAATATTACTTTGTATGTTTCCATATTTAGATAATGCAATAGTTGTAAAGTGGCTCATATTTATTTTAAAGGCATAAAAAAACCACTCGTTAAAGTGGTCGTTTTAATTAATCTTCAAAGTGTTCATCATACATCATATTTATTTGATGTTCTATTAGTCGTAAAGCCTTTCGTTTTATCTCGTTTACCCTGATTTTATCCGATTCTAAATAAGAATCAAAACCATCGACTGCGTTTAAAGCCTGATTGCAAATAGAAACTACTTCGTAACGGGTATCGCTTTGCTCGTATTCCATATCGTCATAGATAGGATCGTCTTGTTCTTCCATAATTTAACTATTAAAAGTGGCTGTTGCTATTCTATTACGGTCTAAACTTTGTGCTGTAGTCATATTGCCTGATACTACAAACGCTTCTACGGGTCTGTTTTGACTTTTACCAATACTTTGAGCAAGTTGATTGTTTGAGTTTTGCCCTACTATGTTAAATTGTGGGGGTGCGCTTTGTCTACCTCCATCGTTACCACCTGCTGAACCTCCACCTGCTGCACCTCCTCCAGATAGTATGCTTTTTGCTCTTACTACGTTTGAGGTAATCATTGCAAGTGAACCTGCGTAAGAAGATGCCATTGCTATTGCCCCTAAAATTCCTGCCGCTGGTCCTCCAACACTTGCCGCCCCTTTTCCTGCATCTATCGCCATAGGTATTGCAGAAGATATTGCTTTCCCCGTATCGATTGCTATTTGAGCAAGTGCCATTCCTTTGCGTAATGTAGTGGCTGCTTTGGATTTTTTCATTCCTAACTGCTCCATATTTTCAATTAGCGTTGCTGTACTGTCTGCCATTGAAAATAAAGAATCGTGTAGTTGTTGCTCTACTTTTTTCTTGTAATCTCTTTGCTCATCTTCAAAGGCTTTCTTTTCGTCTGCATCGGCAACCATACGAGCGTATGCGTTTGCGCTCCTTTGATTTTCTTTATCATTTTTTTCCTCCCAATCCTTATCCCTTTGTATTTGCCTTTCTTTTTCTTCTTCTAATTCATCTTGAAGCGCATCGTGTCTTGTTTCGGCTTCTGTTTTAATTTTTTCTAATAATAATGCCTTAGCTTCTTCTTCTTTCTTCTTTTTATCTGCTGCTGATTTTTCGTTATCAGTTTTTATTTTATCCGCATCTTCTTTCGCTTTCTTTTCTTTTGCGGCTTGTCTATCTGCTTCCGATTTATCAATTTCCCTATTGGCTGTTTCTCTAAGTATTTTTAATTTAGCAAGTTTTTGCTGTTCGCTTAGTGTTTCATCTTCATTAATATCTTTAACGTGTTGAGCATATTTTGAGTTTGCTTCAATTTTTCTTTTTGTAAACTCATCATAAGTATCTCCGTAGGCTTCTAATGCAAATTTATTTTTCGATAATGTTTTATCTGCTTGTTCTCCTAATCTGTCTAATTCACGGGAAGCATCAGAAGTAACTCCTATAAAGTCTGTGACAGCTTCTACTAATGAATTAAATATAGCACCTATAACCGCAAGACCAGGAACAAGATTCATAACTGCTTTTTTAACCTTGTCAAAGTTTGCAATCAATAAACCCAATCCTACAACTATTGCACCTATCCCCGTTCCTACTAATGCAAGTCTAAAGACTTTCATCGCACCCGTAGAAGCACCAACTACTGTAGCATAAGCCGCTTGTATCGCTGTAGATATTTTACTTTGTTTTGCAAATAACGCTGTTGCTTCAACTGCATCTTTTACAGTCATAGCAAGTCCACCCGTTGCATCGTTAAGCAATCCCATTGCCCCTCCATTATCTAATACAGATAGAGAAGATTCTTTCATTGAACCAGTCACTCCATTTGATGCGCCTTGTAAACTATTTAAAGATTTGTCTAAATCCTTAACGTGTTTATCTGTAACTGAAATATTATCTTTGATTACAATATTTACTACTTTCTCTATTGCCATAATATCCTTTTTATTTTTGTAACCGTTCCTTTAAAATTTGTTGGTAGTTCATACTTCCCTTTTGCTATCTCTATAACCTCGCTTTTCGTACCGTACCACTCGCTAGAAGTGAGCAGGTCAATGACTACCTTTATCATAATAATTGTGTTACTGTTAGTGTGTATGCTGTTACTCCGATTGTAAATACTACCGTTCCTGTTCTGTTTGCTCCTGTTACATTCTCGGCTGTTGATATTCTTACATAGTCGCTTTGTTTTCCTGCCATTTTATTGATAGTAATCCAAGCAGAAGCTGTTGTAACTATCCATCCTGTATTGGCTTTTATTCCTATCTCAAAATGTTCTTTTGCTCTGGTGCTTAAATATTCCGTTGCGCTTATTCCGTTTGTAATGTATGATGTTGTAGGTGCTGTAGAAATAACACCATCGACTGTCATAGGACTGTCTACGGTTACTACTCCGCTATCTACCGTTACAAAGGAGATTACACTTGCACTGTCTACGGGTGCTGAAAAGTCTGTAAACACTTCTATCGTTGCATCGGCATTGATAAGGTTTACTTTGGCTGTAGATATTTTATATTTTTTATCTCCGATTATAAACCTATCGTTTAACCCTAAATTATACAATATACCTACAGGTATTTTACATTTAAAAGTTAGCACTCTACACTTACGATTAAACAAATCCTCTATGTAGGTTTTCCAAAAGTTATAATACAACCCTTTTAATATTGGGGTGTAAAAATAAGTTGAGTTTTCGTCTCCAAAGTTTAACGAGTTTGTAACCTGATTAAAATCTAAATTATCCTCTGTTGCTGTATGCGTTAATTTAGGAACAGAAACCCCAGACACTTTTAAACTTGTGGCTAAATCTAACCGCCCGTTTTTATAAAAAATAAAAGGCTTTGATTTGTAGGGTGCTAATTCTTTGTCAACTGATAAACCACATTGAATGTTAGTAGGTGTTTTTGTAGTTGGGTTTACCAATAATTCAAACATCATATTTTCAAACTGACTTTCTATTTTTAAATCTGAACCGCTTACTTCATACTTTGCCTTTAAATCTCCGTACCCTATTTGATAAGTGTCGAAATATTGTTTGCCAATAACTGCATCGGTTTTTTGATAGGCAAAATCTATTTGCTTTTTTATATCGGGTTTAGCGACTGTTATTTCTTTTATGTCAACTAATCCCGTTATGTCATAAGTCTTGCCTTTTGAATACCAATTATCTAATGTATCTACATAAAAAGAGGTTGCACTTGTAGGCTTGATGATTAAATTGAATTGAGCAATTAGACTATTAATAAAATCCTTAACTTTTATTTGTGGTAGGTTATCCGCTAAAACTAAATCCCCTAATACGGTTTGCTCTGCAAAAGTGGCTGTCTTGGTAACTTCGGGAAATCCAAAAAGGGTAAGCGTTTTAACTGTAAGAATTGTTGTGAACTTAAACTCCTCTGTACTTAAAATTTTCCAAGTGTGTTTCTTTTCGTCTTTGTCGGTTTTCCATTTCGTTGTAGTTGTTCCTATTAATCCTGTTCTAGTTCCCCAACTTTCGCCATCTAAAAGCCTTTCAATACCATAAGGTACTGTCTCATAACCTGCGCTAGGTGTAATGGTCGTGTATATTGCGGAGTTTGTCGATGTGCCTTGTGTAAATTGGTTTGTTGTTAAATTCATTAAGCACCCGGTTAAGTCTGTAATGTTTCCTGCGCTTGTAAAATCAATTAATAAACTTTGCCCTCCGTTATCTACATTGGCTGAATCTTTGTGCAACCACATAAACAAATTATAAAACAAAGCACGGTCAAAGAAATCACGGGAAAAGGTAATCCCATAAACAACCTCTAACGCTTCAATGATTCTAATTAATCGTATGGCTGGTTTAAAGTCGGTAAACTTTAAAGTATTAGAAGCGTAGATTATATCCCGTGTCGAGTTATCGCCATAGTTTAAATCGCCCGTTGCTGAAATCAAAGGATAGTAAACATCGCCATCTGAAAGAGTGTCCTTGTGCATTGCATCGGTTACGGTTGCAGCATTGTAATTGTGATTGTAGTCTGTTAAATTCAAATTCATTAACGGATCTATATTTCCACTTAACATATTATCCGCAAACCTATCGGTTAAACTTACTGCATTGCTAAAAAAAGTAATTGAATACGAATAAGGCAATCCTTTCTTTAACTTGCAATTATCTAATTGTATTACTCCCGATTTATAAGGTAGGCTGTTTACTTCGAGATAAGCATCTACTCTAAGGTTTCCGTTAAATGTACCATCTACATCAGCATCGAACCAATACGTTAATATTTGGTTATTCGTTGGGGAAGCTGGAATAGTAAACCCTTGTGTAAAGTCAGTTACTACCTTTGAAATATCGGATATGTTTTTAACTGAAAGATTAATCTCGATGTTCTCATCCTTGAATAAGTCAAGCTGTTTCCCTTGTATGTAAATTGATACGTTCATTAAATTACAGTATTCATTAAGTCAAAACTATACTCAAAATCCATTGAGTACTGAATCAATTTATTAATTAGTTTAGTTTTCTTTTCAAATGATTTTTTAACTAAGTTAACCGGGAGTACTTGTCCGTTTTCTTCCAGATAAACGAACTCCGATAGCATTAATTCCTTGAATAATTCATTGTAATGCTCCTCTATAAAGTCAGTATTAACTGTTACTTTCTCTTTTCCGTTGTTTAAAAAGGTCTTTTTGTTGTGGGAGTTAAGATTGTACGTTCCAAAACTTGAAACAATAGGCATAAAATCCTGACTTTCGAAGTCGATAGTTTTCTTTGATAACTTATTGAATGGGATATTCTGCCAAAAACCAAACTTATTTTTAAAAATACAGTTAATAACTGGGTATTTGCACTCCTCTTTTACCTCGAAAGTGTGCGTTTCTGTACCTGTTGAGTACACAAAGACAGCGTTAAACGTGCCTGTAGTACTTGCATACGCTCCGATATTAACCATTCCTATAATTTGATTGGAATAGTTTTGACTGTACGTAAAAGGAACGCTTACCCCATTGACTGTAATAGTCGTTAAGTTCTTTGTTTTAAAGTAAAGTGGATAAGCACTACCATTATAAAAAGTATGCTTTGTAATACTGCTTAAAACGTTTGTGTTAATGGTTGGGTTGGCTAATTCTGTATGATACCCGAACCCATCTAATGCGTGAAGTGTTTGATTGATATAATAAACGGGTTCGCCTAAATACTTCATTGTCATTTCTGCATAAATCCAAGTACTGTCTTTTGAAGATGTGGTATTGCTTCCCCCTCCTAATGTTGGGGTATAGTTATTTTTAATAAAATCGTTTACTATCTTAGATATTTCAATCGCTATTTTTGGCTGTCCTGCATACACTACAATTTTAGATAAAGTATAGTTTGGTAGTATAGGCTTGTCGGTTGTCTTGTGTCCTTTGTATAAATAAAGGTTCATTATAATTTGGTCGAACAATACTGTAGGAGTTACTGCAACATTATAAGGAGACCTCGATAAGATTGTAGCATCAGGAAGCACTACAGGAATGATTGGGTCGGGAATCGTAGGAGCAACGTAATGATTAGTAAAGGTTATCTCTGCATCGGTATTGTTTAGTGAAACCGCAAAGACAGCATTATCATAATTGGCTGTAATAGTAACCGAACCTAACCCCGAATATAATGTTCCATTAGTCGCTACAACTGTAAACAAACTCGATGCGTTATAATCTAAGTCAAAGGCTTGTTTATAGTACGTAGAGATATAACCTATGTAACGATCTAATAAATCGTTATACTCTGGAATCTCTGTATTCCCTGCTCCATAACGTGCAACCTTAAATATTTGATTTAAGTTTAACCCGTTTGTAGATTCACTTATATTGATAACTTCATTCTCATTTGGAATAGAAGTAAAATTGATTGTTAGTGTTGAAAATGCCATTATTTTTTTATTAAATTATAGTCTATCATTATATCCACATCCTGCGAAAAGGCTTTCATTAAATCCGTATCTACATATTTTTTGAATCCTAGTTCTAACGGTCTTGTGAAAAAGTTACTCGGTTTCATTCCTTTGTGATATATTGACCTACTAATTAAAAAAGCTGTACTTTGATAGGATAAAAACCTCCCGCTTTTCTTATCTTGAAATTGGAAACCTCTTGCCTTTACCCAATTTAAAATCCCTTTACTTAAACCGCCTTTTTTACCCGTGCCACTTCCAAACTTAAACGGACTGTTCGGTGCTTTACTGCTTGAACTTTTACCCCTTACACCCTGGTCCACAAACTGACCGTACCCATCCATTGAAAACCCGATAATAGTATAGTTGTTGTCATTGTCACTAACTACCTCTTTTGTAATACTGTTGTATAAATCCTTTGAAACATTCTTCCCTCCTTTGGTTAAGTTAGTACGTGCCTGTTGTACTACATAATCTGCAAAGGCTTTCGTTACTACTTGGGTGTTTAGTAAGAACATACATCATCGTTATTAGTAACCGATAACTCAAACGTGCAGGAATACCCATCCAAAGTATTTAGAAAGTCAAACTTTATTGCTTCGAGTGTTGGCTCGTTGCTTAGTTCTATATCGCTTGTGTTGTTTTTTAACTTTAGATTTGTGATTGCCTTAATTAGAATGTCGCTTGTTAAATCTAAGTTTGTGAGTTTGTTGTCATTCTT